GTCAGCTATCACCTGGATTAAATATATCAGAAATCGACCTGACAACTATTGTCCCTTCGGTTGCCACATCAATTGGTGGTATTGCTGGTAATTTCAATTGGGGACCAATTGGTGAAGTCACTACCATTACTGACGAGGTTCGCCTTGTTGACCGTTTTGGTAAACCAGATAATACAAATAATGAATATTGGTTCTCAGCTGCAAATTTTCTAGCATATTCAAACAATTTAAAAGTCGTTCGTGCTGCAAACACCACAACAACATTCAACGCTACTGCAAATGGCGCACAGATTTTAATTCAAAATGAAACTGTGTATTCTAACACTTTTGTTGATGCATCCGCAAATGCAACAATTGGTACATTTGCTGCTCGTTATGCTGGTGCATATGGTAACTCATTAAGAATTTCTATTTGCCCAAGTACACAAGCTTTCTCATCAAACTTAACAGTTACAGATACAGTAAAAGTCAATGCTAACCTCACTACTGGCCAAACATCAATCTTGGTTTCTGGAACTGCAAACGCCAATCTTTCTAATAACGATCTAATTTCTGTTGATGGTGGTACAACATATATTCGTGTTGCTTCGGTTAATGCAAATACAATCATTGTTGCATCCGCATTAGCTGCCAATGTTAGTAATGGATCTGCAATTCTTCGTAAATGGCAATATTCAGACCAGTTTGGTGTAGCACCAGGCACATCAACATTTGCATCAATCAATGGTGGTACTGGTGATGAGATGCACGTTATTGTTGTTGATGAAGATGGTGTTTTTACTGGATCTGCAAACACAGTTCTTGAAAAATATGCATTTGTTTCAAAAGCAACAGATGCTATTACAAATGATGGCGCATCAAATTATTACAAATCAGTTATCAATAATAAATCAAATTATGTTTGGTGGATGAGCCATTTACCATCTGGTACAAATTGGGGCAATACATCCATTGCAAGAACATTTACCAATGTTAACTCACCTTTCTCAGCTTCAATGACTAATGGTCAAGACGGTACTATTGGTACTTCAGAAGTTGTAACAGCCTATAGTCAATTTTCCGGTGCAGATACTGTTCCAGTATCACTTCTAATTTCTGGTCCTGGTAATTCTACAGTTGCAACAAGCTTGATTTCATTAGCTGAAAGTCGTAAAGATTGCATGGTGCTTTTATCACCAACAAAATCGTCTGTTGTTAACAATGCTGGAAATGAAACATCAAGTATTCTTGCTTACCGTGCTGGTCTTGCAAGTTCTTCATATGCTGTTCTTGACTCTGGTTACAAATATCAATACGACAAATACAACGATGTATACCGTTGGGTGCCGTTGAATGGTGATATTGCTGGTCTTTGTGCCAGAACCGACCAAGAACGTGACCCATGGTATTCACCAAGCGGTTCAACTCGTGGTACAATCAAGAATGTTATTAAACTTTCTTGGAATCCAAGAGAGGCTGACCGTGATAATTTGTATGTTCAAGGTATTAATCCTGTTGTTACTTTCCAAGGTGAAGGTACAATTCTGTATGGTGATAAGACTCTGTTGAATCGTCCATCAGTATTTGACCGCATCAATGTTCGCCGTTTGTTTATTGTTCTTGAAACAACCATTGCTCGTGCTGCACGTTCTACAATGTTTGAATTCAATGACCAATTCACAAGAGCTCAGTTTGTTAATTTAGTTGAACCATTCCTCCGTGATGTAAAAGGTCGCCGTGGTATTACTGATTTCCGTGTTGTATGTGATGCTACAAATAACACTCCTGAAGTTATTGATAACAATCAGTTTGTTGGTGACTTGTATATTAAACCAGCTAGATCCGTCAATTTCATCCAACTAAACTTCGTTGCTGTTAGAACAGGTGTAAGTTTTGAAGAAATTGTTGGAAAATTCTAATAAATAAAGGAATAGGAGAAAACAAATGGCATTTAATGTAAATCAATTTCGCTCACAGATGACGGGCGATGGCGCCCGTCCAAATTTATTTGAAGTTACTTTAACTTTTCCTGAATTTGCCGGCACTGGTGCATCGACACCATTCACGTTCATGTGTAAACAAGCATCTATTCCAGCCTCTTCAATTGGTTCCGTAGAGGTTCAATACTTCGGCCGTACATTGAAGTTTGCTGGTAATAGACCTTCTTTTCCTGACTTAAGCGTGACAATTATTAATGATGAAGATTTTGTTATTCGTACAGCATTTCAAAAATGGTTAAATGGCATTAATAGCCATGCAGCCAACTTGCAATCAGCTCCTGCTGCTTTAGGACTAGGATACAAAAGAGATGCAAGAGTAACACAGTTTGCTAAAAATGGTAGAGCTCTAAAGAGTTACAATTTCATTGGTGTGTTCCCAACAGAACTAAGTGATATTGCTTTGGATTGGGGTTCAAATGATGCTATTGAAGAGTATACTGTAAATCTTTCTTACCAATGGTGGGAAGCTGATGACGGCAGTACAGATAGAACTGCTATTACTACTACTGGTGAATAAACAATAGGGGCTTCGGCTCCTATTGTTTTCAAATATAGGATGAAATACTGATGGCAGTAAAACTTTTTGGGTTCACCTTAGGGAAAAAAGACATTGTTCAGGTTGAGAAACCTGATCAAGCTTCTTTTGCGCTCCCTACAGAAGCAAACGATGATGGTGCAGTTACCATCACGCAAAATGCCCATTATGGCACATATGTAGACTTAGAAGGTTCTGTTCGCAACGAACTGGAACTAATTACTCGTTACCGTGAAATGTCAAATCACCCTGAGTGTGATATGGCTATTGATGAGATTGTCAATGAGGCAATTACTCATGCAACAGATGGTACGGTTATAGATATCAACTTGGATAATCTTAAACAACCAGAATCAATTAAGAAAAAAATTGTAGAAGAATTTGATAACATCCAAAAGATGATGAATTTTTCAAATTTAGCTGATGATTTGTTTAAACGTTGGTACATTGATGGTAGAATTTATTACCATGTTGTTGTTAATATTAACAACCCTAAAGATGGTATACAAGAATTGAGATATATTGATCCACGCAAGATTCGTAAAGTGCGTGAGATTTTAAAAGAAAGAGATCCAAAAACTGGTGCTCAAGTTATTCAATCTATAGCTGAGTATTATGTGTACAATGACCGTGGTACAACAACGCAGACATTCACATCAGCGGTTAATCAAGGTCTACGAATTGCACCTGAATCAGTAATTAATGTCAATTCTGGTTTGATGGATGCAAAAAACACCTTTGTTATCTCTTATCTGCACAAAGCAATCAAGCCACTCAATCAATTAAGAATGATTGAAGATGCAGTTGTTATTTACCGTTTATCAAGAGCACCAGAACGCCGTATATTTTATATTGATGTAGGTAACTTACCAAAAGGTAAGGCTGAACAATATATGAAATCTATTATGACACAGTATCGTAACAAGTTGGTTTATGATGCTAATACTGGTGAAATTCGTGATGAACGTAAACACCTTTCGATGCTAGAAGATTTCTGGTTACCTCGCCGTGAAGGCGGTAAAGGTACTGAAATTACTACATTACCAGCTGGCCAAAACTTAGGCCAAATGGAAGATGTATTGTATTTCCAAAAGAAACTATTAAATTCTTTGAATGTACCAATCTCACGCCTTGATCCACAAGGTGGTGGCATCATGGGTATTGGTAGAACATCTGAAGTTACCCGTGATGAGGTTAAGTTTAGTAAGTTTATTGCTAGACTGCGTAATAAATTCTCTCGTATTTTTGACGATGCTCTTCGTATACAATTATCTCTTAAAGGTATTTGTACTATTGAAGAATGGGAAGAATTTAAAGAAGCCATTTATTACGACTTTAAGAAAGACAATAACTTCACAGAAATGCGTGATGCAGAAATCTTGAAAGAAAGAATTTCTACAGCCACTCAAATTGACCCATATGTTGGTCGTTACTATTCATCTGCTTGGGTTAAGAAAAATGTTCTTCATATGACTGAAGAAGAAATTGATGAAATGCAAAAAGAGATTGAAGAAGAAGGTGACCTTGCTACTCCTGTATTAGGACAACAAGGTCAAGAACAAGGTGGTCCGCCACCAGAACCAATAGATAATACTGTTGAGAGTAATGGTACAGAATCACAAACACCGCAACTTGATGATGCGGTAAATAAGTATGCTTTCAACAAAACTAAATAAGGTATAATAGGAGATTTTTATGTCAACATCAACATTTATTGACCAATTAGCGGCAGGCCATGCCGCTGATGCTAAAGAAACATTATCAAACTTGTTATCTGCTCGTGCATTTGAGGCACTAGATGCTCGCAAGCAAGAACTTGGTGCAACATTATTTGGTGGCCAAAAACAAGAAGAACCACAAACAGAATTCGAATGAAATCGTTTCAAGACTTTAAAACCACTCTAACAGAAGAAGAGAAATCAGACTACACAAAGTTTGATGCTCTTGTTCGAGCTGGTCTTGCCAATAAGGCACAGATTCAGCGTATGCATAAGATATTAGATAAGATGGGTGAAGAACGCCCACAATTCACTAATGCTGATAGGATGATTATTCAGAATTTGTTTACTAAAATGGTAGATTTGATTACCAATAATAAACAAATTTATACTCAAACACGCCGTGCGGTAAGAGAAGAATTAGAAGAAGGTATTGTTGCCACTTCGGATTATAAACTTGGTGCAGATGGACGAAAAGTTAGGGCACACAGAGTTAAAGTTGGAGATACAGCACCAGAAATTGGTGATGATCCAGAAGCTGATGAAAATGCTTATTCAAAATTAAAGAAAGAAGAAGTTTCTTATTTAGAAGAAGCAATCAACCCACCTTTTATTTTGGTATTAAAGCGTAAAGCTATTCGTTATTATCCAGAGGGTATTACGAATGTTATGTACTATAGTGATAAGTTAAATCGTTACTTTTCTGTTCCATATTCGGCGGAAACTCCAATGAATAATCCAATTCAGGCAGAAGAGGTTGTGCAAGAAGGCATCAAAGATGAACCACATGAAATTGTACACAAAGAAACTGGTAAAAGAGTAAGCACTCATAAGAATTTTAAAGATGCTTACTCTGCATATCAAGATTTGAGTAAGGCATCAGATCACGCAATTGGCCATATTTCTAAAAAAACTAATGAAGAAGTGGTAATTAAACACAATGATGGTACAGTTAGTACACTCGATGAACAAACCGCTGATGCTATTGATGCCGTTTTTAACCAATTGAGTGAAGATAACCAAGTTAAATTTTCAAGTCTATTAAAAGAATCACAAGAAGGTCTAAATAAAGTTTTAGACTTTGTTTCCAAACAAACAACATGACTTTAATAGATTTGATTGCTCAGAATAGATTGTCCGAGGCTAAAGAAATTATTTTCAATCGCCTTGATGAAATTTCTGCTGAGTATTTGGAAGAAGAAAAGGCGTATGTGGCATCGACTACATATACCGAAGTGGAAGTGGATGAACAATTAGACGAAGCAAACGTGGTGCGAGTTGGTAGAGTTCAAAAGATTCGTCGCCGTATTCGTAGAAATAAAAAAGGTCAAATTGTTGTTCAAAAGAATAAAAGACAATCAGCAGTAAAAGGATTTAGAGTTTCTGGTAATAGTGTGGTTCGTATACCGGCAATTCAAAGAATACAGAAGTCAAGAAAATTAAAAAGGTACTGGAAGACAAAAGGTAAATCTACTTTGCGTAGAAGATTACTCAAAAGAAAAATGTCTTTAAGACGCCGCACTTCCATGGGAATAAAATAAAATGCCAATAGAAATTACCAATTCATTAAGAAGTTCGTCACTCATTCGTGTTGAAGGTATTGGTACATATTACGCTAATCTTATTTCTTTAGCTGCTGACAGTAATGAAGTTGTTAGTTCTGCCAGTATCAAAAGAATTAATTGGTCAACAAACGGCAATATTCAAATTATCCGCAATGGTAATAATATTGCAACGCTACACAATACTGGTGAAATTAGATTAGACGAGTGGGGAAAATCACTCGCAAACAACAACACATCTAATGTGGTTATTACAGTTGTAACTGGTGGAACAGTATTCTTAGAAATATCTAAGGCTGCTACTTACACAACACCACTAACAGGAATGTAATATGAAATTAATTAGAGAAAGTATTGAAGAGGTCAAGTATATTACTGAGGCCTCTGAAAATGGCAAGAAAAACCTATACATTACAGGTCCTTTTCTTGTCTATGATAAACCAAATAAAAACAATCGTATGTACGCCAAAAATACTTTGGCCAAAGAAGTCGGTCGTTACAACGAAGAATTTGTTAAAACTAATCGTGCTTTAGGTGAATTGGGTCACCCTGATACACCATCTCTCAACTTAGAAAGAGTATCTCACAAGATTATTTCTTTAGAAGATAACGGAGAATGTTATATTGGTAAAGCAATGATTCTCGAAACACCATACGGTCAGATTGTTAAAAACTTTATTGACTCAGGTGTTAATCTTGGTGTATCTTCTCGTGGTATGGGCTCTCTTGTCCAAACTAAAGAAGGTTACAACATGGTACAAGATGATTTCCGATTGGCAACAGCAGCTGATATTGTCGCCGATCCGTCAGCGCCAGGTGCTTTTGTTAATGGTATCATGGAGAATAAAGAATGGTTATTTGTTGAAGGTCGCTTCGTAGAGATGGACATTGATTCAGCAAAAAAACAGATTAGACAAGCATCACGAAAAGAAATAGAACAGGTTGCCCTTAATTTGTTCGAAAATTTTATCCGAAAACTTTAATTTTATAAATAGAAAATCATAAGGAGATTCCTAATGGCATCAAACAAACTATTCGAGGCAGCCGCAGATATTCTTGCATCAAGTAAGAGTTCAGCACCAGCTATGCCCGCAGAGAAATTAGCCGGTGAAGTTCAAGATTTGGGTGGACCAACACCTGAAAATTACAAAACTGATGATAACTCAGCCAAAATTGACACAACAAAAGGTGCAAAATCAGCTGCAGCACCAACAACAAAGCCTTCAGACGCTTCACCTGACAAGCAAGAAATGCTTGGCGGTGGCCAAAAAACAATGAAGGAAGATATTGAAGCCTTGTTCGCAGATGATTCAACAATCTCTGAAGAATTCAAATCTAAAGTTTCTACAATTTTTGAAGCTCGTGTCCAAGACCGTATTTCTCAAATTGAAGAAGAAACAGAATCACGTTATGCTGGTATGCTTGAAGAAGCTGTCGAGTCAATCAAACAAGACCTTACCGAGAAAGTAGATGATTACCTATCATACATTGTTGAGCAATGGATGGAAGAGAATCAAATCGCTATCGAATCTGGTCTACGCTCAGAAATGACAGAAGATTTTATTGCCGGTTTACGCAATCTATTCGCAGAGAACTTCATTGATGTTCCTGCTGAAAAAGTCGACCTCGTTGAAGAACTTGCCTCTAAAGTTGAAGAACTCGAAAGCAAACTTGACGAAGAAATCGAACGTGGTGTTAGCTATGCTAAAGCATTGGTTGAATCACGCAAGTCAGAAATCACCCGTGAAGTATGTGAAGGTCTTACAGCAACTCAAGTTGAAAAAATTAAAGCACTCGCAGAGAGTGTTGATTTCTCCACAGAGGAAGAATATCAAGAGAAACTTGAAACTATTCGTGAGAACTACTTTCCATCTGGCGTAAAAAAAGCCAGTGAAAGCCAACTTCAGGAAGAAGTAACTGATGGCTCAGAAAAGCAAATCGTTTCGCACGACCCGCTAGTCGCCGCAGTTGCAAACGCAATTTCCAAAACTAAACTATAATATCCAAGGAGATATCTAATGTATTTGTCAGAACAACTACAAACTAAATGGGCTGGCGTTCTGGATCACCCAGATATGCCATCTATCAAAGATCCATACCGTAAAGCAGTTACTGCGGTTATTCTAGAAAACCAAGCTGTTGAAATGGCTAAGTCAGCAGGTATGTTGAGTGAAGCTGGTTCACCAACCAACTTCGCTGGTACAGGCGGTTTCGGTGGCGGCGCAGCTGCTGGTGGTCCTGTTGCCGGTTTCGACCCAATCTTAATCAGCTTGGTTCGCCGTTCATTACCAAACCTAATCGCTTATGACATTTGCGGCGTTCAGCCAATGACAGGCCCAACAGGTTTGATTTTCGCAATGCGTACTAAGTATGCTGGTCAAAGCGGTACAGAAGCATTCTTTAACGAAGCTAACACCGGTTTTGCTGGTGCTAACGGCGGTGGTGCTCAAGTTGCATTGACAACAGGTACTGCTCCAACAGAAACATTCACATCAAACGCTGCTGCAATTGCTGCGATGACAACTGGTTCTGCTGAAGCTCTTGGCGACGGTGCTGCTGGTAACACCTTCCAAGAAATGGCATTCTCAATCGAGAAAGTTACTGTTACTGCAAAGACTCGTGCTTTGAAGGCAGAATACTCACTTGAATTGGCACAAGACTTGAAAGCAGTTCATGGTCTAGATGCAGAAACAGAATTGGCAAACATCTTGTCAACAGAAATTCTTGCTGAAATTAACCGTGAAGTCGTTCGCACAATCTACGGTACTGCTAAGTTGGGTGCTCAGGTTGGTACAACAACTCGTGGTAAATTCGACCTTGACACCGATTCAAACGGTCGTTGGATGGTTGAGAAAATCAAAGGTTTGGCATTTCAAATCGAACGTGAAGCTAACACCATTGCTAAGACAACTCGTCGTGGCAAAGGTAACATCCTAATCGTATCTTCAGATGTTGCATCTGCATTTGCGATGGCTGGCCTTCTCGACTACAACTCAGCTTTACAAGGTCAAGTTAGCCTAACAGTTGACGATACTGGTAACACATTTGCTGGTACAATGTTTGGTCGTATCAAGGTCTATATCGACCCATATGCACAAACATCTTCAACAAATGAATTTGCAGTTGTTGGT